ACGATTTTCTTTGTTTGATACAATAAAGTATTCAGTGGATTCGTCATTCAATTTTATAGAAAACCCACATACGTGGTAGTTGTAAAAAAACGTTACGTTTTCTTTTAGTGGTTTTATTGGACCCCCTCCTTTGAATGTATATATTATAAGTATGAAACGATATATCTTTTTAGGTCAAGCAACGACAAAACACGGTTGGTTTTTACATCGTGTAGTGCAATGAGCGCATTCTTTTTTCGGTTCCAGTTCGTGGCTTTCTTGATAAGAGTGCCCTCATTGTCTCCTTTGTATGAGACAGCACCCGCGAACATACTATGCATATATGTGACATTGGAAACGTCCCATTTACTGATGTCTCCATTGAATGCCTCAGCACAATAGAACATACTTGCCATATTGGTCATCTTGGAAACGTCCCATTTACTAAGGTCTCTATTGAATGACTCAGCACGAGAGAACATATGACTCATATCGGTCACCTTGGAAACGTCCCATTTACTGATGTCTTCATTGAATGACTTAGTATAAGAGAACATACATGCCATATTGGTCACCTTGGAAACGTCCCATTTACTGATGTCTCCATTGAATGACTTAGTATAAGAGAACATCGCATACATATTGGTCACGTTGGAAACGTCCCAGTTACTGATGTCTCCATTGAATGACTTAGCCCACCCGAACATACTTGCCATATTGGTCACGTTGGAAACGTCCCAGTTACTGATGTCTCCATTGAATGACTTAGCACCCCCGAACATATCATTCATAGTGGTCACCTTGGAAACGTCCCATTTACTAAGGTTTCCATTGAATGACTTAACCTCCCAGAACATCTCATGCATAGTGGTCACGTTGGAAACGTCCCATTTACTGATGTCTCCATTGAATGACTCAGCATTATCGAACATACGCATCATAGTGGTCACGTTGGAAACGTCCCATTTACTGATGTCTCCATTGAATGACTTAGCATAAGAGAACATACCACTCATAATGGTCACGTTGGAAACGTCCCAGTTACTGATGTCTCCATTGAATGACTCAGCATTCCAGAACATCTTATCCATATCGGTCACGTTGGAAACGTCCCAGTTACTGATGTCTCCATTGAATGACTTAGCACCCCCGAACATATTACTCATATCGGTCACGTTGGAAACGTCCCAGTTACTAAGGTCTCCATTGAATAACGCAGCATAATAGAACATATAACTCATATCGGTCACCTTGGAAACGTTCCAGTTACTGATGTCTCCATACTTTTCCTTTGCTTCCATTGGAGACCTACACCATTCCTTAACCGCCTCCTGAATATTCTCCTGGGTAATAGCAATCATTGTGTTCTCCTAACGATTTTCTTTGTTTGATACAATAAAGTATTCAGTGGATTCGTCATTCAATTTTGTAGAAAACCACATACGTGGTAGTTGTAAAAAATAAATATTACTAACGTGTATACAAAATGATATTTCATCCGGAAGTATGGGGACCTCATTATTGGTTTTTTTTACATACAGTAGCGGAGTCTTATCCCAAAACCCCAAATGATGTAACCAAGAAGAAGTATTATGATTTTATTCAGAATGTGCCACTATTTATACCTATTGAGGAAATGGGAAACAAGTTTAGTGAAATGTTGGATAAGTATCCAGTATCTCCGTATTTAGACAATCGCGACTCGTTTGTGAGATGGGTCCATTTTATCCACAACAAATTCAATGTATTATTAGGAAAAGAGGAAATATCATTACCACGGGCTCTTGAAAAATATCGTAATGAGTATTTACCAAAACCAGTGTATATAAGCAGTAAATTAAATTTGAATAAACATTATATCCATTTAGCACTAATATTGATATGTGTATTTTTGATTTATGTATACTATGAATAACCGATTGAAAATGTGTATAGATAATATAAGAATAGAAATGAGATTTGAGTTAGTAATATTATTAGTAGCCGGGTTTTGCATGGCAAACATTTACACAGATGGTAAGTATATGACTTTATTATTATCATGGAAAAAATATTATCAGATGGCAGGAATCGCTTTCGGTGCGTTGATGTTTTATATTTTAATAAAGAAAAATCCATTACGTGCACGCGAGATAGTATCTACATCTGGGGATTATATTAAATATTTACCCATTGATAAGAATGCGTCGAACATAATTTCCCCCATACTGGATTTCACTTCAAAACAGGGGTTTGTTTCGGGAAATGATAATCACCCAATCATGCCTTTATCGAATCCATCCCAAATATCGGAAGATAGAATCATGAATTCTGGTAAAAAATCAACAAAGCGTTCTGTTAGTGAAACGAAAAAGAAGTTCGTAGCATCCAGACAAAATTGGAAATGTGGCGATTGTCAAAACCAATTAACCGCTTGGTTTGAAGTAGATCATGTGGTAAGATTAGAATATGGCGGAAGTAACCATGTAGATAATTTAGTTGCTTTATGTCGTGAATGTCACGGAAAAAAGACAACCATGGAGAACTTGTAATAGGAATCCGAATATTATTTATTGTAAGTATAATGTATAATAAATAATAAATATGGAAAGTTTAAATGGAATAGCAAATCTAAATACTACAGATATGACCGGTGTATTGAAATACATATTAACGCTCGGTTTTCTAGTGTACTTTGTAGTAACATTAATGCGGTCAGCTGAAGACCCCAGTACATTAACCAGTAATTATATGAATTATTTATTTCCATTAGTGATAGGATTGCTAGTATTAATCCCTACGGTTTTTTTAGGAAAACAGACATTAAATAACACATATTATATTGGAGTAGTAATAGGGACAATAGTAGCACTATTTGGAACCGTGTTTTATTTTTACGCGAGTATAAATGATACAGCATTCACTTTGGCTAATTACGCATTGACAGGCATAATCTCATTGGGTATCCTAATCGGATTAGCAATCGTGTTTTATTTTTATAGCAGTTCTTTAAAAACACAGGAAGGGTGGGGGGGATTTTTCGTGCATTTGTTGTTTTATGTACCTTGTCTGATTTTGGATTTTTATAATTACATACGTCGAGAGCTGGAACTAACGACCAATGTGGTATATTACTTGTTTATAACCGAAGTAGTTTTGATATTTCTCTATAATTACATACCTAAAATCGTATCAAAAATAAGCTTAAAAGAAGGTACTTCGCTCCTTAAAGGTTCCGCATTTTTGGATATAGAAAAACCATTAATTTCTAGTTACGACTTAAAACTAAATCAGGAAAAGGACCAAGACAATGTAAATTCTCCAGTAGTATATCGTAAAAACTATAGCTTATCCATGTGGATAATGTTAAACCCACATAATGAAAACAAGTTCTCTTATGCGAATGAAACCACCCTATTTAATTACGGTAATGGTGTTCCAAAGATAACCTATGTGAAGAAGCAACCGCATAATACGAAGGAAACCTTAAAAGTGTATTTTACAAATAACGATAGCGATACTAATGCGAATAATTACACTCTAGAAATAGATACCCAAAAGTGGAATCAGTTCATATTTAATTATAATGCGAACTCAGTAGACTTATTCGTGAATGGTGCGTTAGCAACGACATTTAGATTTGATAATAATAATCCTCCGGTATATACATCATCGGATATGGTCGTAATTGGTTCAACTGACGGGGTAGATGGAGCCATTAGTAACATACAATATTATGTAGGAAATTTATCGCGTTCTCAAGTGGCGAATTCATATAATTTATTGATGAAAAAGAATCCCCCGGTGAATAATTTATAAATGTAAAGTATAGAATGGATACAGTAACCATTGTTCTCATAGTAGCAATTTTAGTATTGTTATATGTATTATACGCATATTTCACTGACAGTTCAAAAGAATTAGTACAAACCGCGAGTTTATTAACTCCCGTGCCTGCTATTACTGATATTAAGGGTCCCAAAAACACCCGTTACGCACATTCGGTGTGGATATATGTAAATACATGGGATAATAATGTAGACAAAACAATAATCTCGCGTGCGAATAATTATAAATTATATTTAGATAAACACTCGCCCGTTTTAAAACTAGATGTAACAATGAATGATACTGACGGTAGCACCGACACAATGATGATCACCAACAATTTTCCTCTTCAAAAATGGGTAAACATTACAGTTAGTATGGATAACCAATTTGCCGATGCATATATTGATGGTAAGTTAGTACGTTCTCAACGTTTCTATAAGAAAATTGGTGACAATAGCGATGCCATCCCCATTGTACCTCCTGATAAAGAAGTACCTGTATATTTAGGAAATACGGATGGTAAATTTGATGCATATGCTACCCAATTTAAGCGTTGGACGGAACCAATGGACCCTGAAACCGCATGGGACCTTTACATGAAAGGCAATGGTTCAAGTAAGATGGCTTCCGCATTAAATGACATAGGTATTGACTTATCTATATTACAAAACCAAGAGGTTTATAAAAAGTTCTCATTGATGTAAATCTTAGAGGGTGTAAAAGTTTTATATATCTAGTATATACTATATATAAAACACAATGAATTTTCAACAACCTAATAATAATAATTCAAACGCAAATCCGTTATCTACCATTAATCAGAGCGTTCAAAGTGGTATTCAGGCGGTAGGTGATAGTTACGAACAAGCAAAAGGTAATCTAACAAACAAATTCGATGAATTTTCAACGGAAGCAGCGGTAGGGGTTGGAGCAACAACCGGTTTCTTATATTCGAATACTATTATCGCCAAATTCGCCTTTATCATCTTGGTCTTGATTGTATTTCTATTTTTGATGAATTTGGGAATCAGTTTGATACATTATTTTACAAAACCGAGTGGTTCTCCCTATCTCATTGATGGTATGATTGATGGTACAAATAGTATGATAATTCCTCAAGACCCTAAGAATACGGATAGTAAGCCAATCTATAGGTCAAACAATGAATCCGAGGGATTAGAATTCACATGGTCTTCTTGGATATATATCAACGACCTGAATAAAAGTAATGATAAATACCAACATATATTCAGTAAAGGTGACGGTCAATTTGATTCTGTTACGAACATTGCGAGTGTAAATAATGCGCCTGGTATGTACGTTTCTCCTATGACGAATAAATTACATATTATTATGGATGCTGTCAAAGCCCACGATATGGAGTCAAGTGCTAACCCTAATGTTATTGATATAGATAATATACCCTTAAAGAAGTGGGTCCATGTTGCGATTCGTGCGATGAATACGAAAGTCGATGTCTATGTAAATGGTATCATCGCTAGCCGTCTTGAAATGCTTGATACTCCAAAACAGAATTATGGTGATGTTTTCGTGTGTCAAAACGGTGGATTCATTGGAAAATTATCGGCATTAAGATATTATAATCGCGCATTAAATATTTTTGAAATCAACAAAATTGTATCAAGTGGTCCAAATTTAACAGTTGCGAATGGCATGGGAGCACAAGGAGGATTTAAATATTTATCTAATTACTGGTATTCCTCCAAATATTAGACCGAAATAGCGAACAATCTCGTAGTATAGTATAAGTGATAATATACTATACTATGGCAACAACCAACGTATCTTTAGCTGATATTTGTCAACAAAGGAAAAAACGGCAATTCATGTTTGCGGTTCCTCCGCCAAGAAATACAATTTTAGATAAATCTCCCTATTTGAGCGGATATACTTCAGAACAATTAAATATGAGACGAAAAGCCGAAATATTGAAATATGCAGGTAACAAACAATCCACAAAACAAAACGCGTTTACTAAAAAGGAGTTATATAAAAATGCAATGATGGGGTCTAACCGTCGAAGTAGTAGAGTATTAGATTGTCCTACTCCAGGTATAATATATACTCCTAGTGGTGCGTCAGGGGTTCCTGGACCGTCAATTGATTTATATCTAGATGACACAGTTCCATTATATAATTATGAAACTGGTACCGAACCAAACGGTATAACCCAGTCAGTAACTACTGAAAAATGGAATATAAACTCCGTGGATGCGAATACACTTATCAATGATGAGGAGGAAAAAATAGTATCATCAATGAATATAACTGATGTCATCGATTTGCCTTTCTATACATATAGGATGAGTATTCCAGTGGGGTTTACTATAACTGGTAAAAAAACGAATACTACAGATACTCTATATGAATATAATGATATATCAATCAAAATAGATGATGTAACTCCGTTTGAGTTTGTAGTAAAATACAATGACAACTCCGTTCAAAATGTCTCCCCGGTAATAGGATATAGTTCTGATGTATCTAATTTGTCTTCGTTTTCGTTTGATATTTCCAAGAATATTGATAGTTTTCAAGCAACCATATATGCTGGTGTATTGAATATTTCCAATATAAATTTATACACCGAACCTGGGTATGTATACGACTTTTCTATTAAGCCAAATTTGAGTATTGTTGTAGGGAATGTGGATGTAACCAGCACATTCAATGTAGAATACGACGTTAGTTATGGAGTCGTTATGAATATATCTGAAAACAACGTAAGTGATGCGTCCGGTTGTGTATTAACGACTGAACCTAGCACCCGAATATACTCTCCGATTACACTAACCGAGGTGTAATCTAGATTACATATGTCATCTACTACGTCATATGTAATATTTACCAAGTGCTACGTTCTGGATTGCTCTTGATGCTTTTAAGTGGATGTTGTTGATTATTTTGTTTTGGTTGCTTATTAGGGGTCAATGTAGGATTCAAACACATCTCGGCGTTTGGAAATATCTTTCCTGACATGCATTTAGATGCGTCATTTACTTCTACGCAACCACGTCGCCCATTGTGTTCTCCAACCAAACACCAGCTAGATTTTAGGGATGCTCCGTTGTTTTGGATAGGGCTTTCGGAGCTATCAGATTTAGGCTCTTTCATCACGACATCTAGGTCTTTTTTAGTTTGTATATTCACGGACTCTTTACTCGCGTCTTTTAGTAGATTTCCTACAGATTGGACGGTACCTTCCGCAATATCAACCCCCGCACGGGCAACATCCGAGGTAATATCTGCCGTAGTATTTAATAATGTACCCGCGGTGTATCCAAAAATAGCTAGTATTTGATAGATAAGAGGTTTGAAAATATTAATAACTACTTGAACGACATTGCCTACGATTATAAACAGATTTATCCCTAAAAGAGACAATATTAATAAGGTAGAAAGAATGAATATCATATAATTTTTAGAACTGTCATAGGAAGAAATAAATTTAGTAGATCCTGAGATTGAATCCATTTTTATAATATAATATACAAAAATATTTTATTTAGTGAGTTCGTTTGCTTTCTTCTTATATAATGTATTTTTAATGTAAATGGGATTCTTTAATATGCTTGAAACGTTTTTCTTTGTGAGTTTGGCTATAACCTTTGTGTTGATATTATTTTTGGTGTATCACTTCAGACAGAAATTCACCGCATTAGAAACTAAATGCGACACCATGTTTGAAATTATAAATAATATTGTAACCGAAATGAATAACCGGAATGCTCTAGTAACTCAGCATGAAATGCCCGAGAATGTCATATATACACCTGGACCGCAACGTCAAGACGCATATTTTACTGCTAATGAGCTACCAAAGTTAGTAGTGTCTGAAAGTGAAGATGAGAGCGAGGATGAGAGTGAGGATGAAAGTGAGGATGAAAGTGAGGATGAGAGTGAGGATGAAAGTGAGGATGAAAGTGAGGATGAGAGTGGTGTTATTTTACCCGAAGAGTTAACCACGGATACTCCAATCAAGGTAATAAGTGTAGGGATGGAAAGTATTGATGGAAGCATTAGTCCTCAGGAAGAACAGCTGAGTGTTGTATCTGACGAACAAGACCCTGACATTCATGACGGGTTAGACCCTGATACTACAGACAACTTGATTGTAGACAAATTAGAAGAGACAACTTTAGAGAATAAGACCGACGAACAAACAATTCCTATGGATGTTTATAAAAAAATGAATATAACCGCATTAAAGGCATTAGTCACGGAGAAAGGGTATACAAATGATGCTAATAAAATGAAAAAGAACGAAATCTTGAAATTACTTGAATCTTCAGCCTATATGTAAAGTAAAAATCACGATATTATAATTTCTAACTGTTTAGTATATTATAATGTTTTCACGTTCATCAAGTATGTTTCAAAGCGTAGATTGTGCATACCCTATTATTAAAGAAACGGTTCCCGAATCATCAAGAGGATACCATACAAATAACAAATATCCGGAATTCCCCCCTCTAATGAGTGACGGACGTTCGGTTACTGCTACATGGCAACCCGAGTCATCTATAAATGCGGATTTAGTAGAAAATTCGGGTATTAAGTCAAATTGGGAATATCGTAAGTATTTAACCGAAAACGCAACAAAAATTATGGAGTATAACTTCCGCGAATCATCCAATGATACTGGATATTATAAACGCCCGATTGATATTCCAAGCATTCAAACCAATGAGGTAAAAGGTTTCCATAATCAACCCTATGTATATTCATCTAGTTCAGACCAGGCGAAACCATTTGGTTACGCGTCTAGTGATTTAAAAGATTTGTATTTATCTAGAGAACAATTAGCTTCCCGTAAAATGGCACCGGTTGTATCTCAGCCAGTACACAAACCACAATAGATAGATTACCGCACTTACTTGTATTGGTAATATACTTACGTCTCCCAAATAGTATAAATATGTTATTCTTATACTATTACATAATAACATGAAAGTGATTAGTTTTGATGTTGGAATAAAGAACATGGCATATTGTATTTTGGAACATAATGAGAATGGCGTTTTCATTGATAGTTGGGGAATTTTGAACCTAATGGACGATGTTCCGGTGTCTCCTACTTGCGAATGTATGAATATTCCCAAAAGTAAGAAGGCAATTCCCAAGGAATGTGGAAAAAAAGCAAAATACCGTAAGAATGACAAATATTATTGTGAAAAACATGCTAAGAATTGTTCTCAATATATGATTCCAACAAAGGAAATGACTATACCTTCTTTAAAAAAATTAAAATTAAACGACCTTATTCAGCAGGGTAATAAGAACCTTGTTTTTTTAAATGTAGAGAACATTGACAAATGTAAGAAAACGGTGTTGTTGGATATACTTATAGAGTATTATACCAAGAATTGCTTTGAAATCATTACTGTCAAGAAGAAAAAGACAGCCGGAGAAACAGATTTAATCAGTATTGGAAAGGAAATGAAAGTTCAATTAAACAATATTGAGAACATCGACACTATAGATCATGTAGTGATTGAGAATCAGATATCTCCCATAGCAACAAGAATGAAGACCGTCCAAGGAATGTTAGCTCAGTATTTTATAATGTTGAACGACCAAACAAACATAGAATTCGTATCATCATCACATAAACTAAAACAATTTTCCGAAATAAAAATAGATAATAGAGAACATTGTAACGAAAATACACAAAATACACAAAATACGGGTCAAATAAATGCGAATTATAAGAAACATAAGAAAGACGGAGTATACTATTGTTCTCTTATGATTGACGCGAACGACAATTTAAATAGATGGAAGGATTCATTAAATACAAAGAAAAAGGACGACCTTGCTGATTCATTTTTACAAGGTATTTGGTATCTCAAACACAAAAATATAATAATGTATGCGGAGGATTTAAAAATAAATAGTGTATAAATATCATAATAGAATGGAAGTTGTAGATCTAGGTGCTCTCAGTGAAATTGATGATTTGCCAAGTAACGAGGTTTCTAGGACCGGCTCAACTATGGGGTCTGGGATTGAACTATTAATGAACGAAAAAAAGGTATCGTCAAATGTAGATTTAAATTTAGGAGAACTAGATAATTTAGAAAATGAACTGAATGAGATTTCAGGACGTAATACGCCTCAACCTGAAAATAATAGCGGCGCAAAGTCACTATCGGGTATGGCATCGAACTTATTTGGTTTCGGAAACAGTACACCTGAACCAACTCGCGCACCCTACGAAGACAATACAGATTCGAATTTAGGTCAAGCTACACGCGATAGTCTGGGAACTGCTAAAACGTGGGATGGATTCTCCAAAATGACGGAAATGCCTTTAAATGATGAAGTCAAAGTGAATACAACCATGAATGAACGCGAACAACGCCGAAAGAAGCGGGCTATGCTTAAGAAGCTAGACGAATGGTATGAGAAAGGGCTTATCAAACACAATTCTCATTTTACTTTAGATTCGGAGTATGACGAAATCGAAGACGAATATGAAACCGCATTGGAAGACAAGCGAAAAAAAGACAGTGTAAAGTTACAGGGGTGGTGGTTTATGACATTCATTAATTCCTTAGAATATGCGAATACCGCATTTAATCCATTTGATTTGAATTTGGATGGATGGGGAGAACAAATTAACGAAGACATTGATAGTTATGAGGAAATATTCAGTGAACTCCATGATAAGTATAAGGGTGGTAAACTCGCACCTGAGATCTCTCTCCTTCTACGTATCGGTTTTAGTGGAGCAGTTTTGAACTTTTCAAACAAAGCTTTATCAAGTGCTACACCAGCGTTTAATGATGTTATAAAACAAAGTCCCGAGTTGATGAAGATGTTTACAAATGCTACGGTAAGTAGTATGAGCCAACAATCGCCTGGATTCGCGATGGCAAACAATTTTATGCAGGAAGCGGACAATAAGCCACGTGGACCTCCGCCACCCGCTCCAGTCGAAACGCAAAATCTCCCTCCTCAGGCACGTCCGGGAATGAATTATGCGAACGAAGCCCCTTCAAACAGACCTGATATTAATGCTAGTCGCGGGGCTATGTTTAGAGAACAAGGTGTAGATATGAATTCACAGCAAAATATAAACGAGCCGCCAAAAAGTATGAGACCACCGGTCCAGCGTCAGGAAATGAAGGGTCCTCAGTCAAGTGATATCGATAACATTCTATCGGGACTGAAGACACGGAATGTAAACATCCATGAGAAACCACAACAACCCGCACAAGGTGTATCCAATGACGAAGATTCCGTGATTTCAATTTCATCGTTGAATGGCATGAAAAATACAAACATGCCTAAGCGAGCGCGCAAGAAGAATTCTTCAAATAAGAACACCATCTCCTTGGATATTTAGTTATTCTATTTGTTATTACATAAATTAACATTTTTATGTAATATACTATGTTATGCTGCTCTATACATCTTCAACATTTTTTCTTTTTGAGTGGAATAATCTACAATTGGTTTTGGATATTTGACATCTTTATATTTTGAATCATTATAGGTCTCATTCCATTTATGAATATCTGCTGGAATAACCGTTTTTAACTCCGGAACCCATTTTTTAATGTATTCAGCATCAATGTCGTATTTATAACTCTGTATCCAGGGGTTCATATCGCGGAAATAGGGTTTCATATCAACCCCAGTTCCACTAATACCTTGCCAATTACCATTATTAGAAGCAATGTCATAATCGGTTAGTTTTTGTGCGAAATACTGTTCTCCAATACGCCAATCAAGTAACAATATTTTAATTAAAAAACTCGCGGTTGTCATCCGTCCTCTATTATGCATATATCCAGTTGCGTTCATTTCGCGCATACACGCATCTACTATTGGGTATCCAGTCATACCGTTTTTCCATTTTTCAATATTGACCTTGCTCTGACTCCAGTTTAAAGAACGGTATTTCGGTTGGTATGACTGACCTACTACTTCCGGATAACAATATAACACATGTGCGAAAAATTCTCTCCATATAAGTTCTCTAATTAATCCATGATGTAATCCAAATTTTTTCTTAAATGCATGATATACTTCGCGGATAGATACACAACCAAACTTAATATACGCAGATAAATGGGTCGTTTTATAGGTAAAGAAATCTCGCGATGAGTCATACTTATCTTGGACCTGTAACGCATTTGATAACTTTTCTTGTGCGTTTTTTCTGCCACCATGAACCAATATACCAACATTCGGTTTAACAAATTGTTTCTTAGCATCTTTCAAACTGATTGTATGTTTCATGGATGTATTTGTTACTGAAAATGGCAAGGAACGAACATTGGTAGGTTTTGGAACACGATTGTTTAAAACCGCATTATAAAAAGGTGTATACTTCTTATATGCGTTCTTCGAACTTTCCACTAAGACTGTTCCTGGCTCATATAAATAATAGTCTGGATATGTATGGTATTCTATGTGTAATTTGTCACATAGTTCTTTTGCTTCATTGTCGCGACGCACCGCATAGGGACTATAGTCATCGTTAAAAAATAGGTGTGTTATATGTAGTTCTTCAATCAGATGCTTCAATACTACTGGCTGCTTACCATAAAAACACATGAGTTCACCTTTATGCGACTGGAGATTGTCATGTAAATCTTCTAGACTTTCAATCATAAACTGAACTGAGTTGTTTGATTTATATTTATTGGTATTGTTAACTTGTTCTGGAGTAAAAATAAAGCATGTATATAGTTTATTACACATATACCCTGCGTTATTTAGTCCTACATTGTCGGAAATACGAAAGTCGCGATGGAATAGAAATAGTCCACATGTATCAGTCGGCATAGTTAAATAATATAGATATATTTGTGCGACATCTTTATTATTTATTTTCGTGAATAATATAAAAATACCTCTTTAGTTTATTACAAATGGATTGGATTACAAACACATATCATCTTTTAAATGCAATATTCATGACAAATGTAGAAAATTTGATAGAATCTACTAATTTTATGATAAACGAGATACGTAACATTGACTACATGACAATAGCAACGAAATCCTTTTTGGTATATGTAGACGTGAAAACACGAATGGTTAAAACCGGTAACTATTTATATAACAATTTCGATTTTATAAAACAACTAGTTGATTCAACGTCATACAATATTAAATATGGAACCGCTATGTATAATGAATACCGGATTGAACCAATTGACAATAACTGGGTATGTGTATCAATCCTGTTAAAGAACGACAATGAGTTGTTTTCCGGCGACAAAAATATATATTTAGAAAATTATCAACACATCAATCCATACAACACATCGGAAGTAAGTAAAAACGACTATTATAACAATTGCGTTTCTTATTTTGGAGGTATGGCAACTTCCATCGCAAATTGCGACGATAATGTAATAGAAACCATGATTACAATGAAATTAGATGATAGCACGTTTAATAATTCATTTAATAAACATACAGACCCCCAACTCTATTCAACCATACGTTCTAAAGTATCCTTTTTAACAGTTGAATACACTCACCCACAAATGAAGTCCCGAATAGTAATAGACTTAGACACGAATCTATACTTTGCGAATAACATTATCCTCTCTTCGCTTTTTATTAAGAGATACTTGGAATATCAAGTAGAGAAGTATGTATTCGATGAACATTACGCGATTAATTTGATGGACAATAATATAAATATGATTACATTAACTCAATCTGATTCGATTTTATTGGGAGAAAACTCATATACTGTGGTAAAAAATGAATAAATATACCAAATATATATAAAGATTTTTCTCTTACTATATTACGGGCGTAAGCTATGGATACAATGAGTATTCAAACCCACCAACATACGTTGAATGATAAATGGAAATTATATTACCATTTACCACAAGACAAGAATTGGGATGTTTCAAGTTATTCCGTAATCATGGGGAATATTGACAACGCGGAGAAAGTTATATCTCTGAATGATATCATTCATGATAATGTAATAAAAAATTGTATGTTGTTTGTAATGCGGGAAGGAATTACGCCCATGTGGGAAGACCCACGAAACCGAAATGGTGGATGTTTTTCGTATAAAATCTCAAATCGTTATGTTCCTGAAGTATGGAAAAAACTATTTTATATGATAACCGGAGAGACCATATGTAAAGATACGTCATGTAGCAAACATGTAAATGGTATCACTGTTTCGCCAAAAAAGAATTTTTGTATAGTAAAAATATGGTTAGATATATCTTCATTGCAGGACCCGAGTATTATTACGAGTATACCGAACCTTCAACAACAAGGATGTTTATTTAAAAAACATGAACCTGAATTTTAGATGTAAAATTGATACTATAACTGTATTATTGTTTGTAAATAAATAAACAATAATTGTATGAAGACCCTTCATCGATATGTTTCAGCATTAGGGGATGATATAGAGTATATCGTAGGACAGAATGCAAGTGATAATTTCACAATCATAGACAACTCGAATGATAAAGACATTTGGTTTCACATTCACAATGAGCCATCCGGACATGTTATCGCAAACATGCCCGGGGAAATAAATCTTACAAAAAAACAATTACGCCAAATAATAACACAGGGCGCCCTTGTATGTAAGGAGCATTCCAAATATAAATCACAGCGGAATTTGGAAATAATTTATACGTACGTTAAAAATGTAGAAAAAACGGATACAGTCGGTAAAGTATCAATTACGAATTCTAAAATAATCTCTGTATAATTTGTTTTGTAACTCCAATATATAGAATGTCCGCACAAGAAAATGACAATCTGATTGACAAAAAAGAAGAAATTACAAGTATATCTCATCATACCATGCTAGACTTATTACGTGTAACACTGTTAGTATACAATTATGGTGAGAATTTTCAAATAGAACGAGAAGAAGAAAACATTGAAACGTTTGTATCTGAACTGCAGGACGACGGAGGGATAGACAAGATAGAAATGGATTCCGTAAAGAAGAACGTGTTAGTTGAGATCGCGAAGAATGTCCCAACTGGAAAACTATACAGATTCATAAATGACCCCGATACAGACGTTCAAGTAGGGGTTGCTATAAGTGAAGGAAAAAAACGAATTACGGTGGTGTTTCGTGGTAGCGAATCCTTATCAGATTGGTATTATGATTTAATGGTATTCAAGCATAAGTTAAAGGACGATGTTTACGTTCATAGTGGGTTCTACCAGCAACTTACGTCGAATCATGTGTATGCTGAGCTTGTAAAAAGTGTTAAGGTAATTTTAGAAGAACATCCGGATTACGATATTTATGTTACCGGGCATAGTTTAGGTGGGGCATTATCTACCTTGTTTGGATACATGTTAGCAAATGAAATAGAAAACAATGTCAAGGTTGCCTCTTTTGCTAGTCCAAGAGTCGGTAATTATGCTTGGAAAAAAGCCTTTGAAGAGACTCCGAATCTCACACATTATCGTATAACAAATAAACGCGATATAGTTACTGCGTTTCCGTTTTACAAATACTACCATGTCGGTATAAATATACAGCTATCCGATGAAAAATACAAAATCTACAATGACAGTAGCGAAAAACATTGGTATTCGGAGACATTTTTTACTTGCTGGAGTGCGTCCGAACATAACTGCGAATTATACTATAAACGACTGAATGATAATACATGGTAAACAGGTATAAATAATATTTATTATATTCTTTATACAATGGTGAAATACTTAGTGGGTATTTTGTGCTCGAGCAATGTTCGTTTATTACGCGAAACTGTGAATAGTGTAACCAATCAAATCAATTTTGACGATTACCATATTTTTATTGTCGTGAATACTTTGGACGAAGTTTTTTATCAAGATGTTATACGTGAATTTGGGTACAATAAACATGAAAAACTCAAAAAGATAATTAGAACAGAATCAAATGGTTCTCCTGGAAAAGGACACAATTCAGTATTGGAAATCTTTTATAATAACTACAATTACGAAAACCTAATCAAAGTAGACGGTGACGATTTCCTGTTTCCATATGCGATTGAAAGAATCAACAATATACAAACGGAAGAAAAAAGCGATGTAATAACATTAGTAGGGAACTGTAGCGTAAGTAATACTATATTTAAATACAACAAACAACGCAAAGTCGATCCAGATACCGATATGTACTGTCGAGATTACAATATACAGTTGGGATTTCATATTCAAGAAGTAAACAATATACGACAAATAGATGATGGTTTTGATACATTGACAATAACACCATTACGTTTACTATGTGTCAATCGTAAAATATTATCAAAATACATGAAATTATATAACGATGAGATGTATAAAGGGGTAGATATAGAGTATTGTGTTATTTTTTATAAAGAACTGCGTAATCCTGATTATAAGATAACTCATTTAAGTGACCCCTATATTTATTTATACAATGGTATTAATGATGATAGCGTAACCAAACATCATGATAATAATATAGGTATTTTTAATCATGATAAAAATATTAGAGATAACCTTTTGAAAAAATATGATTTGACTGACTATAAAATTAGTAATATCAACATTACGGTATACCAAGATAAGTTAAAGGAGAATGCGAATCCTGGAATAATCGATAATTTTTACGATAAAACGTTGTTTACGCTTATACGCATGAATAATGAATATATCCGTCCCGAATAATATAAATATAGGCGATTATACTCTTTATATTATGGTGAAGTATTTGGTAGGTATTTTATGTTCGAGTAATGTCAGATTATTAAAAGAGACTTTTTTAAGTGTTCTCAATCAACTTGAATATGATGACTATGAAATAATGATTATTGTAAATACATTGAATGAAGAGTTTTATCAAGATGTTATGTACGAATTTGGTAAGAATAATTATACAAAATTAAGAAAAATTATAAGAACTGAATCAAATGGTTCTCCAGGTAAAGGACACAATTCGGTATTAAAAACATTTTACAGGGATTGTCGTTATGATAATTTAATTATGTTAGATGGTGACGATTTCCTGTTTCCAAATGCTATACAAAGAATAAATAATGTTCGTATAGCTGAAAATAGTGATGTTATTTGTTTGTATGGAAACACCAAAATAAAAATAAATAATGCTAACTATCATAAAGTAAAGAATCAACCACCTAAGTCAGACAATACATATAAATTAAATCTTGATTATAATGTAGAAGAATGTATGAATATAAATAGTTTGAATGAAGAATTTAACACGACACTTGCAACCCCTGGAAGATTATTATGCGTTAATCGTAAGATATTGTCAAAATATATTCAGTTATATGACGAACGAATGTATATTTACGACGATTTTATGACGACAGTTCTACTTTATAAAGAGGACAAGAATCCAGCATTTACTATTACACATCTTTCAGACCCATATATATATCTATATAATGCGGTAAATGAAGAGAGTGTATCATACAAGTATACAAGTTCATTTGAAAATGATTACAACAAAAATGATAACAAATACAAGCTTGATTTAATACAAACTCTTGTGGGTAAGTATAACATTACCGATACGATTATAAAGCCTTACTCTACTATTGTGAAAGAAACTGTAAATATTCAAGATATGCATACGTTTCACAAACAAACCATTTTAAAACTACATACAACACTCCCTATGATTTTACCCCCCAAAAAGATTCTATTTATTGATTATTCCGAATGGGATTATGATACCATAAATAAACGTGCGTTGGGAGGAACTGAAGCTGCCGTGTATAATCTATCAAATGTATTATCTAAAAAATATAATGTTAGTGTTATGACACGAACCGAGACAAAAACAATTATTCACGCAAAGTTACAATATTATCCATTAAATATTGATTCTATCAAAACAATTTTTCCTGATATTATTATTTTTCAAGGACAATGTCCTGTAAGTAAGGAAATATTAACAAATATAAACCCAAATATTCAACTATGGAATTTAATGGAACATGACATAAATGTAGCCTTTATAACAAATGAGGTGGTTCAATATCCATTCGATAAATACATTTTTGTAAGTAATTGGCAAAAGAATCGATTTATACAACAATATAGACTCGACCACAATAAGTGCATTACAATGCCAAATGGTATATCTCCATTGATAAAACTAGACGAATTAAAGTTCATAGAAAAAGAAAAGACGATGATATATTATAGTACCCCCTTTCGTGGATTACTTGTAGCATATTACCTATTCCAACAAGTAAAAAAACATATTCCCGGTATTAAATTAAAAGTTTTTTCATGTTTTTCAAGAGAAATTGAGAAAAATAAAACAGAATACATGCCAATTATAGATATTCATGAAGTAAACCACACCGAAATGGATAGGTACTATCACCAAATATACCAATTGTTAATAGATGACCCAAATATCGACTTTTATGGTTCTGTCCCTCAATCCATTTTGTTTAATCATATTAGAACATCGATGGTCTTATTTTATCCAAATACCTATGCCGAAACATGTTGTACTTCCATATTGGAAGCCATGGCGTACAGATGTAACGTCATTTCATCTGAATTGGGGGCTATACCCGAAACATCTAACGGTTTTGCCAATTTATATAATCCTCATATTGACGTTTTACATGAAGAAGTAGTTGCGGATGACTTTATCAAAAAACCCGTCCAAATAGACAAAATACCGGAAAGTTATAGTCGTCAATTTGTAACAAAGACAATAAATGTAATTAACAATTATTATAGTGAATACAATCAAAAACTATTAACAAACCAACAATCTTATATAGAGAACTGTACGTGGGAAAAACGTGCGGAAATTATCGAAAAACACATACCATCCGTGTAAATAACTATGTATCATTCATCACATACTTAGTTATTAGCATTTTTTGAAATAATCAATCGTTTTTGTTATACCATCTATCAGATTATATTCTGGATTCCAATCTAGAAGTAACTGTGCTTTTTGAATATCCGGTTTACGATTGGTTGGGTCATCCGACGGTAATGGATGAAATACAAGTTGTGAATCAGATTTTGTTAATTTAATAATAACATCTGCCAATTCTTTGACTGTTAGTTCGTACGGATTTCCAATGTTTACAGGATATACATAACCTGAATTCATTAGCTTGATTAAGCCGTTCATCTGGTCCTCAATATAACAAAAACTACGAGTTTGACTGCCGTCACCATATAAGGTAATATTTTCATTATTTAATGCTTGATTTATAAAATTGGATACAACTCTACCGTCATCTTTATCCATTTTTGGACCGTAAGTATTAAAAATGCGGACAATACGAATATCAACATTGTATTGTTTGTGATAATCCATCATGAGGGTTTCCGCTACTCGTTTCCCTTCGTCATAACAGCTACGAATACCGACTGTATTCACATTTCCACGATAATCTTCATGTTGGGGAGTTATTTCGGGTTCGCCATAGACTTCTGATGTAGATGATTGTAATAAAGTAGCATTATGGTATTTTGCTAAATCCAATAAATGTAATATGCCTTGAAAATTCACCTTCAATGTATAAATAGGGTCTATTTGGTACTTTGGGGGAGACGCAGGACACGCGAAATTGTAAATCTGGTCTATTTTATGGTCGGTTATATGTAATGGCTCAATTATATCATGATTTATAAATCTAAAGTGTGGGTTTTCAAATAAATGCGAGATATTATGCAAATTACCAGTATAAAGGTTATCTATACATAGTACGAAATTGCCGTCACGTAACAGTCGTTCACACATATTGGAACCTATAAATCCGGCTCCTCCCGTTACTAGAATCGTTTTCATATAGAGTATGTAATGGTTATTTTTCGATGGTTATTCCGCAAGTTTGAATGATATATGTAATGTAGAATATATCATTCAATGAATACAATTTATAGTGGAGGTAAGTTTGCCAAACACAACTTAATACTTCCTAGTGAGGCTACATCATATTTAATAATAAGGGGTAGGTCATTACCAAGATACATTTCAAGATGACTACATAGTGGAGTACATTTAATAAAATGAGACAAACTCTTTAGCGAAAATTCGCCTTGGTAAATAACTGAATCATCCGACTTCTGAATGAAATTCATATTGTCCTTTGACTCAGACCTAAAAATACGGGAACTCGCAAAACTACCTTCACATGAAAACACTAAATCGCTGCCAACGGATTTGATTTCAATACGGTCAGAAATGCTATTTAAATCACGGATAATTTTTTGGAAATCCGAAGTGGGTAGATTGATAACGGTAGAATATTCAACATTGGGAATAAAGAGCTCATCTGTATCAGGTTCAATTAACCGCAACTTTTGACTGTAGCATTGTTTAATATCACCATTATCATATTGAAGTCCCAAATGAGAAACAATACCATCGTGGTAATCTGCTTTGTCAATATACATTGACAAAGTGTCGTCATTTGACATAGTGGATATCACTTTGAATAAGTGTAGCGTGTTCGCGCATACAATAATCTTATCTGGTTGACAATCATATTTTTCAAATTTGCTTGCGTCTAATAGCACATTCACCAATATGGTATGTGTTTTGTCAAAATTAATAATTTTCATACCGTCTTTAGTAAACGTAATGGTTGCGTCTGTTAATATATCTTTAATCGCGGTAATCATGTTTCGTATAGGCTGAATCTGAACGGTTTTAATCGTTAATACATTATTTTCTTCATTCATAATTCCTAGGGTATACTAGGTATAGTGCGTTTGTTTTTATATTTTATTTAGATTATATCTATTTTTTGAACGTGTTCTTTCTAGAATATTTTTTACATTTGTTTTTCTTTCTACATGTTTTAGACGCAAGTTTAAGTGCCTTACTATCCGGTTTACAACCAGAATACAATAGATGAAAATCTACTGTGCTAGCATTTCCACCTGTAATGGAACTTGCTAATCTTGCAATGCCCCAAGAATCCGGGGTCTGGTTCGGTCGAGAACCACCCGAATAATATGCTGCACGTCCTTTATCCACAATTGCCGTCAATGTTTTTTTAGAACAGCCGGTTTTCATTGCGAGTTTTCGGGAAGGCTTGATTGTGGTGATGTTATACATTTTTTTTGCGGTCTTTACATGTTTCGAGGGTGTGGACTTGAAAGACGATAGTTTTGGGCGCGTAAAGTATTTATTCTTCCGATAGAGTTTGCGTGACTTTACTATGTTTTTCCGTTGTATTTTCTTATCTCTATTTGACAAATTTTGAGGTATATAGCGTTCGGGTATATTCATTTTATGTGTAATAGATTTAGAAAAAAAGCTATATACTATATATATATAATGGCTACTCCTATTGCTCTAAATAGCGATAACTACACGCAACTAAACGAATCGGTGATTAACATCCTTAAAGGTGGAAAGCGTCCCCTTATCTCCATTTTTACAAATGCCGAAGGAACGGTCTATGCCGTTGATTCCCACGGAGATATTAAGGAACGTGAGGTGTTAAGTGCTAGTTACACTGCGTCTTACCAAGACAAAGATGGAAACATGACGAACCCTTTTGTTGTCATTAAGTTTAAGGACGGCGAGGGTATGGTAAATGCCAAATTCATTGATTATTTCACATCGGTCGACTACGTAGAAGATCACTGGTATCTATTAACACAAGGTGATATTAAACGTAAAACTTTCTAAGTACTATTATTAATACTGTATCTGTTGTAATTACATTATTAATTTCTATGACGATTCATGCAGTCTATTTAGGTTATTATATAGTTTTATTGTATAATATGCCAAAGCATTACTATTCTTTTGATGAATATTCTGTAGACGATTCCGATGACGACCGTTACTCGTATGTATCCGAAAAAAGTGAAAAAACATATGCGTCTCCATGTAGATGTAACAAATGTCATAAAATTAAAAAATGTGACCCCCCGAAAGACTGTTATAAGTGCGGAAAGAATAATAAACACAAGAAACGTTCAAAAAGCCCAGGTAAATGTCGGTCTAAAAAATGTTGTACCGATGAAGAAAAATGTATTATTATCAAAATCAGACCATGTAAGTAATATCTCGGAAACTAACTAAAACTAGGTAGTATTGTATTTTGTAACAATCATGTGTAATTACAAAGCATATATGCTAAGCATAAAATATTTAGAACAAACTATACTATAATCATAATCTATATATAAAATATTATATATGACTGGTTGTGACGATTCGTATTGTACGTGTGACGAACACTCTCACAAGGAGTGTAATTATTGCTATTCAAAAAAGAAGCGCAATAATAGTTGTAAGAAGGTTGTAAAGGTTGGTAAATATGGTAGAGATGGTAAGGACGGTAAGGACGGTGAAGATGGTAAAGATGGTAAACCGGGGAGAGATGGATGTGACGGTGAAGACGGACAAGATGGCATTGATGGACGTGATGGCATTGATGGACGTGATGGAAAGGATGGAAAAGATGGAGAAGATGGACGCGACGGACGTGATGGAAAAGACGGGTGTGATGGTGAAGACGGACAAGACGGACATGATGGACGCGATGGAAAAGATGGAAAAGATGGTATTGATGGCAAAAACGGGTGCAATGGTCGCGATGGATGTGACGGAGATACTGGTCCAATTGGTCCTCGGGGACCAGAAGGGGAAGAAGGACCAGTTGGACCAACTGGGGCAAGAGGACGCGACGGGTATGATGGACGCGACGGTTGTGACGGACATGACGGTGATACTGGTCGTACTGGCGAAAAAGGAGACGACGGACCTACTGGCGAGAAAGGCGATACCGGACCTACCGGTCATTGCGGAGAACCTGGATGTCCCGGCGAGAAAGGTGATACCGGACCTACTGGCGAGAAAGGAGATGACGGTCATACTGGCGAGAAAGGCGATACCGGACCTACCGGTCATTGTGGCGAACCGGGGTGCGATGGACCCACAGGCGAGAAAGGTGATACTGGTCCTACCGGAGAGAAAGGTGATACTGGACCGACCGGACAAAAAGGGGATGACGGCGAGAAAGGCGATACTGGGGAAGTTGGACCTACGGGTCCAAAAGGAGATGACGGCGAGAAAGGCGATACTGGGGAAGTTGGACCTACGGGTCCAAAGGGAGACGATGGCGAGAAAGGAGATACTGGCACTGCCGGTCCTACTGGTCCAAGTTTTGCTTCTAGTTTCGCGGATTTTTACGGACAGATGAGCCAAAGTGGAGTGAATGACAATCCAGATGATATTGGTCCAGGGGAGTCCGTTAATTTTCCTAGTCCATCTGTGAATCCATTTGGCATAATACAACGCAAAGAAGGCACCAGTCCAAATGAATTCACATTGCCACCGGATTGTATTTTTGAGATTACGTTTCAAGTGACAACTAGTAATGCTGGTGAATTAATAGTCGTGTTGAATGGTAATGAACTCGTACAAACGGTTGTGGGTAAATCTGGCGGTGGAAGTCTAGTTGGGATGTCAATTATTACTACCCCAAGCGGTTCAGAATCCATATTAAGTATAAATAACCCAGTTGGTTCCCCGCCTGGCGGACTTAAAATAGATGAATCGTCGGGTTCATTAATACAACCATTAACATGTCATTTAATAATAAAGAAAATAGGATTTTAGACTCCATATATTATATTTTACTTACCCTACGAAAATATAATATTTCATTTTACACCATTACTAATTTACATAACGATTTTAAACTGCCCGTCCACTTTTACAAGTTTTCCAATACGTTTGGGTTCCATATTCGGATTGATTAGAGCATTATTATAACTAGTGTAATCATATAATTCCATAGTATCCTTTTTCAATGCATAATCAGTACCCTGTATATTCACTTTCTGTGCGTCCCACTGTAATTTAGCTACATCTAACCCTTCTTTCTGCATCTTATCCATCTCAAAGGAAGGGTATGATGAATACACATTAGATTCTATTTTACCATATCCATAACACACCATTGGATTCTCGCCCGATTTCGCGGTTCTCGCATAAATATTACAATCAATTGCGGTTTCTTTCACCGCCTGTAATATTTGATTATTAATACGCTGTTTTATACTGGCTATCTCATATAGAGTTTCGTCGGTTGTGACCGGGGTTGCTTTGTCAATACGACTAACATCGCGAATTCGAATTTCTATGTTTTTATCATCCGTTTTCTGTTCTTTACTGAACCTGGTTACATACAAAAATACCTGGACGGTGCGTAACTCTTCTGGTAAATCTTGGTGACTACAAATGCGTCTGGCACGTCCAACCACCTGGTCGGGACGAACCATATGCCAATAAGGCTCGACAACATGGACGTAACGAGTGTTTTTTAAATTGATACCTTCCGCACCAGAAGAAGTAATCATAAATATCTTTATTACGTCGCCATACATATTGTTTTCGTGTTGTTCTCTTAGTTTATTCGCAATGTTTACAGGAACAAGATCCCATGCTCCATTGTATACATTTCGTATTATTTCTCTTTCATCAGATGTCTCAGTACCAGTATACAACACAAACTTTGGTTTACCTGCGTCGTTATTATCGTCTACTATTTCCCAATCATCCGCATTTTTGCGTATCTTAAATTCAGCAAATCCATTTGCCAATAACATTAGACGAAGAATGCCGATACCTTCCATTGTTCTAAAATGGCTATAAATCAGGTGTGACCCTATATTGTCTGGGTTGGTTAGGTTCTCAAGTATTTGTAAAAATTTAGGACTTGACTGTTGTAACATATCTCCAGTTAAATATTTGTTTTTGCCCGTATCACTATCAATTGTATTTAATTTTGAAAGAGCATTTTCTATACGTTTCGCATAATTTTCAGTATCTATCTTAGAATCAGCATCAATGTCGTCATCTAGATTTGCGTATGGGTCAGTTTCTTGAACGGAACCACTAGGTACTACATCCATGTCGTTTTCGGTCATTTTCTCAATGTTCTTGGTAGGAATAGGACGTTCAATTTCATCGGGAAATACAAAATTACAAGCCGCGCGAGAGAAAATTCTATACGTAGATGAAATACTAAACAAATCTTCCTGTTTCGGGTCGGGTTGTTTCTTTCTTTGTTTTTTAGCTGCTTTTTCTCTATCGGCTTCTTCTTTACGAATTTTGGTATAAACACCAAACTGATGGTCGGTCATTTCATTATACACGATATGATAATTGTCTCCTTGTTCGGTTGTAACAAAGGAAGGTAATAAGTTTTCCTGTGCGCTTCTAAAATAAGAGGTCAATCCCAATATACGACGTTGGAATAAATTAATATTCTGTGCCTGTTCGGTGTCTTCATTTACAAACGTTTTCAAAAAGTCTTCTTTCACGTCTGGAAGACATTTATTCAATTTGATTTCTATTGTTTTTTCTTGTACGTCCAGACCATTCTTATTCAGTATATACAATACCTTCTTTAAAAAGTCTGCGTCACTTAGATTACCACTTTCATCTAATTTTACACCATCATAACGTTGAAAGCTTTCTCCGGCAGCACCTCCTTTTATTTTTCGGGTTTTCGGCTTATCTGCTACAACTCGTTTCTGTGTTCCTTTTAATACACCTCGTTTCTTTGTATTAACAAATCCAAACGGATTACGAGTAATTATCAACTTATTGCCGCTGTATTCTACGTAATCATGTGTCTTTAGTCCTGCCTTATCAAAAATATCTAAAATCGCATTGGTATCTACTTTTTGAGAAGTCTGCACGTTAACCGTCATATTCCACGTTTTTATGTACCCACGTAAAATATTATATAAAATACCTATTTCATTCGTGTAATTAATAATAGGGGTTCCGGACAATAATACGATTCTCACATTAGTGGCTTTCATTAAGTAGTCATATAAAACATAGGATATTGATTTCTTTTGCTTGATTTTATTCACGATTCTGCTTACAAAATTATGAGCTTCGTCTATTACAACCACAGAATTATCGAACGGGTTTCGGGTTTGATTATCGGTCAACTTATTCAAAATATTCATGTTTAGTCCATTGTAGTTTATATCCTTGTATTTCGAGCGGATCATTTCATTTAATTGTAAATCAACCGACGTCTTTTCGTCAGAAGACAAATCGGAAAAATTGGGGTCTTTGTTTACATTCACTAACCAAGCACCTTTGTTTTTACGAACATAGTCAATCGGTAATGATAATGCTTTGGATAAAACAGTCAAATATTCGGGATTCCCTTCAATTGTAATAAACTCCCAATATTGGTTCTTTTTATACAAGTCATCACCACATTTCTTCATTTCACTGAAAAAATTCATCTTCAACGAAGCGGGTGTTAAAACAAATACCTGTTTATTACTCTTCATGCCCTCGGCAATCGCAATCGAAGTGCATGTTTTACCCGAGCCCAAACCGTGATACAAAAGTAATCCACGATAAGGGGTATACAAATTTAAATAATCGCGAACGATTCGTTGATGAGATAGTAATGAAAATTCATCAGACCCGCCTCGAGAATCACAACTGACATTTTCGTCCGCATCAAGTAGTTCCTGTTCTCGTGGTTGAAGAATTTTGTTTAATTTCTGAATAAATAATTTACGATTATTCATATAATATGGGGGAGCAACAATTATATTCTTCTCGCGTTCTTTGGGTAATCTATCAGCAACCGTTTGAGTACGTATAACTGCGGTGGTTAAATCCACTTCCTGGAGTTCGTCTGGGTCTTCTATTACCAGTTTCTTAGCCTTTCTTCCGCGTTTTTTTGGTTCTTCAATGATTTCTTGAACCTTCTCCTCTTGAATTTCGTCTTCAAATTTAGCTGGTTCCTCTAGCTCTGTTAGTTGAGTAATCGTCTGTAGTTCTTCTTCGGGCAATGTGCGAGTATCTGTTTGAGTAGGCATATCAAAGATAGCATCATCTTCACCATCCTCGATTTCTTCTTTTTCTTCTTTTTCTTCTTCACTTGGTCCCGCAATTACAATTTCTGTATCCAATTTACTTGGTGCTACTTGGTCGAGTAACACCGGCTCTGGAATATCTTTTGGAATATACAGATTTTTATTAATGTCACTTGGGCGCGGTTTGACCGCAAAGACATCTTGTTTTCGTAATTTATCAAGAATGATGTCACGATTCACAGTAGAACTACGACGTTTATCTAAAATAGTAAATGGTGCAGGCGCGGAAGTCTCCGCTACAATAAGTTTTTCATTATCTTCCACATAATTAGAAACAGGTATTTGTTGCCGATTGTTAAACTTTATTTTTATTTCTTCTTGGGTGTTTGGCATGACCTTTGTTTGTAAAAGTTCTAAATATGTATTAGGAATACTCATTTCCTTGTAGTATGTATATAGTAACAATACAAATTATATATTTATTTTGTTTTCGTCGTTCATAATATGTTACACCCTTGAAATTTAAAAATTATTTAATTTACGAATAGCGTCTTCACATGCGATTTGTTCCGCCTTTTTCTTTATCTTGTGAATACCCTCGCCCATAAACACGAAAATGCGGTTATATTGGGACATATATTGATGTATATCCGTATATTTGTTAAATTCCATAATAGATATGGATTGATTTGGCTTTACACTATGAATCGGTTGACCCAGACATAGATACACTCCCATATGATACCCTGTTTCAGAATCGTGGTCTTTTACTTCCATATAGTGAGGTGTTACTTTGAACTCCTTTTGGATTTTTACCTGTAAGATATTCTTATAATTGTCGTCATTCTTAATCAAACTAATCCAATCGACATGTTTTTCAAATACGGATTCCACGAATACCTGTACCATTTGAAATCCGGGACCAGTGACAAAAATATCTTTAAACCAATTCTCGTCGTCCGTTACCGATATTTTGTTGAAATCCAAAAACATAGCCCCTATAAATGATTCAAATAGACACCCCAATTTCTTTAAATTCGTCCGGATTTGCTTTATTTCCGCATGTTTAGAGATAATTAACCATTTATGTAATCCCATTTCATAGGCGATTCTACCGATAGCTTCGTTCTTTACTAGAGCAATTTTCTTTTCTGTCATAAACCCTTCATTCTCTTTCGGAAAACGCTTATACAGATAGTATTTGGTGATACACTCCAATACACCATCTCCTACGAATTCTAATCGTTCGTTTGATTTAGTATATAAAGGTAAACAATCTTCTGGTTGTGGAACAATTGTAATGTTATTGTACTCATTTTCAATATCTGGACGCTTGATATAAGAGCGATGTACGAACGCGCGTTTGTATAACATAGAATTATAGATGTTAGCATTTATTCCATATTTTGACAACATATTCTGTATTTCGGCATCAGTAATCACTGTATTCACTGAGTTGTATGGGTCAAATACATACGACTCGATGCCATTTGCGTTCTTTTCAATTCGGATATCTTCATCGGTATTCATTTTATTCTTAACGGGTAATAAAATGAATGTTATACTGTTGTATGTAACAATTGTTCTATATCATTTTATTATATTATATTCGGGTGTAATAAAATATTTAGTAAATATATAATTATGGTATTAAGTGGTTCTAAAAAAGTCTCGGCTATAGCCAGTATTGTTAACCAAAACTCCGCCGGAGGTAGTAAGAAGGCAGGTCTCCCTCACCAAGTTGGAAAGGACGCATATGCCGCCATTCACATCGGTGGTTCGAGCGCTTTAGGCGTTCGTTTCGCAAGCCATGGTTTAGCCAAAGTTGCTACAACTGCCAACCCCAATGTTAAGGTTTCCCGCCCCATTGGTGTTAGCCCCATGGTCTGGCGTTAAATAACATTTTTTAAAACAATATAATAAAGTTTACATACTTATTATATTCTTATCATGAAAATAATTGTTGATGAACGAGAACGTGCATTATATGATAGGTTAGACGCAAGACTTAGCAGTTTAAAAACTCCATCCTTTGCTATTTTAGAGAAACGGGTGCTGCCCCTTGGTGATATACTTCTTGAAACGGATGAAGGCAAAAAGGTGATGCTAATAGAGCGTAAAACCTACAATGATTTATTAGCATCCATCAAGGATGGTAGATATGAAGAACAATCATACAGGCTAATACATTCCTCTGGTTATCCACTGCATTCCATAGTGTATTTATTAGAAGGCTTATTTTCACAACTGAGGACTCCACTCGAGAAGAAAATCGTATATTCTTCTATGACTTCTTTACATTTTTTCAAAGGGTTTAGCTTATATAAAACCTCCACGGTGGATGAAACTGCCGAATGGTTGATTTATACTGCTGATAAGATAGAACGCGAATTTGGAAAAGGACGCATTCCATATTATTTGACACAAACGTTTGCGGGTACATTACGACTGAGAGACCAAGAAGATACAAATACTACCAATAATACAAATGATACAACCAACGAAGAACCTAGTGGTAGTAATTATTGTTCTGTAGTAAAAAAGGTAAAGAAAGAAAACGTTACTCCCGAGAACATTGGTGAAATCGTATTATGTCAAATTCCGGGTATTAGTTCGGTAACTGCCATGGCTATTATGAGTAACTTCTCGTCATTCAATCATTTCATGCAAGAGTTGCAATCAAATCCGCAATGTATTGATACATTGACCGTAACTTCAAATGGAAAGGTCCGTAAAATTAGTAAAACCTCCCTAGAAAATATACGTCAGTACTTATTGTCTACCAAATCTACCGCTGCGATTGAACTGGAAACTCCTACTTCCACCGACTAATTGTATGTTTATGTTCTCTATGAAAACATACAATTAAAGAATATCTACTGGTTTCTCTACATTAGAGGGTAGTTCGGGAATAAGTGATGTGTTTACCGTTCTACCAAATACGGGTTTCGTAATTTCTCGGTCTTCATATTTACCAGATTTTACTGCATCTCTCGTATACTCGATACCTCCCCAATTCGGGTCCATTGGGTTATCACTACTACTACTAGATTGTTTAGTCGAATCATGAATAGCATCTAAATTTGTATAAATTCCTACATATTGTCCTTCTGGGTCAAATCCAGCGTAATTGTTCTCGTTGTATGGATAGTTCATGCGATTTGCGTCGGATATATCTACAACTTCTTGGTTGTTCACTGGTAAGCCACCTTGTAAATCAAATGGACTTGGTCGCACACGATATGTGTTCTCACCTTGTGTATTTACCTCTTCCTGTAAATATAGGATGGGACACTGAACTCCTTTTTGTTCTTGGCTTCGTACAAAATTAATATAATCATCTAAACTTTGAAATAATATAGGATTACGTCCTTCACTGACGGGTTGCTTTGTATTGTAAAGTGCTAAAGATTGTCCTTTTTTTACCAACATATCCGGACATCCTGAATGTTGCGCGGGTTCCATGTTCTCGATATCATCGTTTATATTTGATTTATTTGGGTTGAAATACATAGTTGCAAACAGTCCAATGACAAATACTATCAACAAGAAAAGTATGACGAATAACTGGGTATTTTTCATAATGATTATATATAATATATATTAGGAAAAGATTGATTTCAATAGATTTTCTATTCCTATTGTATAATGGCACCGACCAAATCAACCAAACAAAACAAATCTATTAAACGAAAAAATACAAAGAAGAATAAAACCGCAAAGGCAAACACTAAGCCAAAGTCTAATACCAAGACAAAGCCAAAAACGAAACGTACCAAACCCCAACAAAAGAGTCAGTTAGTTCTCGTTTATGCCGATTGGTGTCCTCATTGCCAAACGATGAAACCTGAATGGAATGAAATGAAAAACCGATTGGGGGCGGATGTTGAAACGATGGAAATAGAAGACTCTGATTTTGATAAAGACATGAAGCTCAAAACCCTTGAAGAACAGAAATTAAACGGAGAACATCTTGAAATATACGGATATCCAACACTATTTAAAATACAAAATGGTCGTGCCGATTACTATGGAGGTAACCGAACCGCAGATGCGATGACGGAATGGGCGAAGGCAACCTATGGAGGATATATCAAATCCAAACTAAGAGCGTCCAATAGAAGCATTCGGTCTAAATCCCGCTAATCTTACAATGTGTGATACATAATATACATTGTAAAAATTGATTGCATTATATATAATAGTTTGAATAAAAAATCTAAAACCAACGGGTATATATTAGTAGGAACAAAATACGCAAGAATGCCGTCCAACACCGCGAAAAAGATGGGTATCCGAAAATCATTTCGGTTGTTTGATTTCAATGTGTATGATGAAGAGAAAGCGTCATCAGCGGATGACGGGGGAGATAGTGATGATTCCAATGAAAACAAGTATAGACCGATGAAAGATGAAAAATCCTTCATCATACAAATGTTCGGTGTTAACGAAAAGGGCGAGACATGTTGTTTATATGTCGAAGACTACACTCCATTCTTCTTTGTAAAGGTTGGTGACAATTGGACGGAATACGATAAACGTTGTTTTGTAGATGAGTTGAAGAAAAAGGTGGGGAAGATGTTTCAAGACTCTATCATTTCATCAACCCTCGTAGAACACCATAAATTATACGGATTCTCTGGTGGAGGAAAGCACAAGTTTATAAAACTCGTCTTTAAAAATACAACCAGTATGAATAAAACCAAGAATCTATGGTTTGATTATATTGTTGATGAACGTACGGGTGAAAATATTCGTAAACGTACAAACCTCGTATCTAAAAAGATGGAAATTGAACTCTATGAGAGCAATATACCCCCCTTATTGAGATATTTCCACGTTAATGCCGTAAGCCCATCTGGGTGGATTTCATTTAATACATCGCGTATGATAAAGCCACCAATTTCTACTACTACATGCAAGTACGAATATAAATGTTCGTTAAAGGATATTACTCCTATGCCCGAAAAGGAGACGCGCGTTCCGTTCAAAATATGTAGTTTTGATATTGAAGCAAGTAGTAGTCACGGGGACTTTCCTATTCCAGTTAAAACCTATAAACGTTTTGCTGCCAACCTAGTTGACGCATTCCTACAACAACTGCGGTTTTTAGACAAGACTAATAGCATCACATTAATGCAAAAGTGTATCATGGCGGCTTTTGGATTTGGTAAGTTTGATGATATTGATTTAGTTTATCCAAAAGCAAAGGTTACGAAGGAGTACATTCAGGATAAGATTGATGCTCTTTCAAAAACCTCTATGGAGAAAGCGAAAAACGAACACTCCAATGATGAGAATTCAAAAATACTCCAAATTGACCGGGTGTTTGATAAAATAAACCAAGAATATCAAACACAAGGCACTGGTGGAGATAGTGATGAAATGGGTCAACACGAGAATGGAGAGGGTAACAGTTATACATATAAGCCTTATGAAAAGAAAGTGAAAGCGAATAAAAAGTTTACCATTATAGATATATTACTTAGTGATAAATATGACCGTGAAGAAAAGATACAACTATCCAACGAAGTAATCACGCTAATGTTTCCACCACTTGAGGGAGACAAGGTTACTTTCATCGGCTCAACGTTTATGAAATATGGTGATTCTGAACCGTATATGAATCACTGCGTTGTTCTTAACACATGCGATGATGTAGATGGAACTATTATTGAAACCGCAAAAACCGAAAAAGAGGTATTATTAAAATGGGCTAAGTTGATTCAAAATGAAAATCCAGACATCATGATTGGATACAACATCTTTGGGTTTGATTATGAGTTCATGTTTCGTAGAGCACAAGAGAATAAATGTGAGCGTGAATTCTTAAAACTATCGCGAAAAATCAATGAAATGTGCGCGAAGGAAGATAGAAATACCCGAGAGTTGAATATTGAAAACACCAAAATGCAAATCGCAAGTGGAGATTACGATTTGAGGTATTTCAAAATGACAGGTAGATTACAAATTGATATGTATGCATATTTCAGACGTGATTTTAATTTGGCGTCCTATAAATTAGATGATGTTGCCGGACAATATATAAGCGATAGTATCAAAAAGGTGGTATGTTGTTCCCATCCAGTACATGGTAATATTACCGAACTGTATAGTAAGAACTTAGCCGGACTACATAAAAACGATTATATTCATATTGAGTTTAGCGGAGTTACTACAAATTACTATAAGAACGGTCAGAAGTTCAAAGTTATCGATATTGAATTTGGTAGAGAGGTTACCGATAATGACAAAACCACTACGTTTAATGTTATTATGATAGCAAATCACGAGACTGGGATTGAAGGTAATAAAACACTCAAATGGGGAACCGCGAAAGATGACGTAACTCCACAAGATATTTTCAGATTAGCGAATGGTTCATCGAGCGACAGAGCAATTGTTGCGAAATATTGTATTCAAGATTGTAACCTCGTCCATCATTTGATGAATAAAATCGATGTTATTACTGGATATACAGAGATGGCAAGTATTTGTAGCGTTCCCATTAATTTCCTGATATTCAGAGGACAAGGTATCAAGCTAACCAGTTATGTTGCTAAAAAATGCCGTGAAAAAAACACACTTATGCCCGATCTGGAAAAGACAGTAAAGGAAGAAGGGTATGAAGGCGCAATTGTTCTTCCCCCTAAGTGTTCTATGTATATGGATAACCCGGTAGCATGTGTAGATTATTCTTCATTGTATCCGTCTTCAATGATTAGTCAAAATTATTCCCACGATAGTAAGGTATGGACGAAAACGTATGATTTGGATGACAATTTAATACACGTTACGGGCGAACGCGATAAAGCTGGGAATTTCATATATGACAATTTACCAGACTATCAATACATTGACATTGACTATGATAATTATGAATACCTAAGAAATCCGGCAAATCCGTTATCGCGAAAAGTAAAGACAAAAGTTGGACGTATGACGTGTAGATGGGCTCAGTTACCAGACAATCAAAAATCAATTATGCCTTCTATTTTAGAAGAGCTATTGAAAGCCCGAAAAGATACCCGCAAAATGATAAAGACTGAGAAAGACCCATTTATGCAAAATATCCTGGATAAAAGACAACTGGGGTATAAAGTAACCGCAAACTCATTATACGGTCAATGTGGGGCACGAACCTCTACCTTTTATGAAAAGGATGTTGCTGCGTCCACTACCGCAACTGGACGTATGATGATTATGTATGCTAGACGAATGATTGAAGAAATCTACGGAGACTTAGTATATGATACCAAGTGTCATGGTCCCATGAGATGTCGTGCCGAATATATTTACGGTGATACCGATTCTGTGTTTTATACATTGAACCTGGAAGACCCGGAAACTGGAGAAAAGATTCGCGGTAAAAAAGCATTAGAAGGAACGATTGAAATATCTAAAGACATAGAAGTTGTATGTAGTAATTACTTGAAAGCCCCTATGTTCTTAGAATATGAGAAAACCCTCATGCCTTTCATATTGCTTTCTAAAAAGAGATATGTTGGTATTTTATACGAAGATGACCCAAATAAGGGGTACTTGAAGTATATGGGGTTATCAATCAAACGACGTGACTCCTGTGACTACTTAAAGGATGTATACGGAGATATATTGAATATTCTTATGAAAGGGAATAATGTAGAGGATGCGATTAAGTATTTAGAGACGGCTTTACAAGATTTAATTGACGGTAAAGTCAGTATGGATAAATTGATGATTACAAAAGCACTAAAAGGATATTATAAAAATCCAAACCAAATAGGTCACAATGTATTAGCGAATCGTATAGGACAACGTGACCCAGGAAATAAACCGAAACCCGGAGATAGAATGAAGTTTGTATTTATTGTCAATGACAAACCGAAAGCACTAATGGGGGATAAAATAGAAACACCTGAATACATTGTAGATAACAAGTTACAGATTGATTATACCCACTATATTACAAATCAGTTGATGAAACCATTACAACAATTGTTTGGATTGGCATTAGAACAAATATGGACGATGCAGAACAAACAGTCCGCAATTAAAACATTTAATAGAGACCTAAAAAAATTAGAATCTGAAGGGCATGACTTAGAAACATTCATGAAAAAGAAAGAAAAAATGTGTAGTGCGAAGATAAAGATTCTATTGTTTGATAAAGTCCTTAGCAAAATATACAATACTAAAAACCGTATTCAAACATTAGATACATTCTTTACCAAGCCTAAGTAAACGAATCCAGTTCAATACCATGTAAAAATGTGACACATAATGTATAATTGTCACATTTTTTTTATTCTACATCCTCAATGTCTTCTATCTCATCGTCCTCATCATATTCATTCTCATAAGAGCTGGTGATTGTTATTGGTATATCAAATGTAAATACTGAATTTTGCGAAACATCGTTGGTAGTAGTTTGTGCCGAACTCCCTAATGCTTGAGTCAACATGTTTGTTATTTCCATAGTTATCTGATTGGTAAGCTGGTCTATAGATTGGTCTTGTGCGTTCGTAGTGTTGTTAGATGTATCTACACTAGTTCTGGTTGTAGCATTTGTATATTCCCGAATATCATATCTACACACCGGACACCTAACGTTTACTCTGAACCAGTTGTTTATAGCATCTTCATGAAACATGTGTCCACATTGACGTATTCTTGTCACTCTATCGTCCATATTGAATTCATCCATCGTAATAGGACATCTTCTATGAGGAGATGGGTTATCTTCACTGTAATTAAATATCTCTACGGCATTTGATATTTCTTGTTGTGTCGGTGAAACAATAACATCTTCATACTGTCTAATAGGATTACTTGGGATTGGCAATGAAAATATATTTGAAAATAATGATGTCGGAGAAGTAAATGTAGTAGATTGAGTAGTTCCATAGATTGGTGTTTGGGGAAACGATGTATTTGTATTATGCCTCATGGGGGAGCTTCTCGGTCTTATATGTCTTCTCGGTCTTATAGGGGTAGATGGTATAGATGTGGGATTTCCATGATTTCGTGCAATATTCAGGTCTTGTCTATATTCGTCTATAGTTGATAAATATCTTGATATGTTTTGGTTATAAGTAGTTATCACGCTATTATATCCAATCATCACATCATGCATACCACGAACTAAATTGTGGTGTATATTTGTTGCGTCACTTACCGTTTGTGGTTCATTCCCTGGGGATTGTGGATAATCAAATGAATTTAGAGGGTTACTCATGTAAAGTATAATTGTTATAAATGGTGTAAAGAAATATCTATATACATTTATTACAAATGGATTTATCTAAATATACCAATAATGGAAATACTGGAATGGAAAACCTGGGAAATACATGTTTTTTAAATTCATGTATGCAGATAATAAATCATACCTATGAATTAAATGAATTCTTGGATTCAGATAAATATACGGAATGCCTTAAAAGGGATACCGTAGAAAGTCAAGCGACGATTGCATGGGACGAGTTACGACGAGTAATGTGGAGTGGTAATGGTGTAGTAAAACCCAAAAAGTTTGTTACTATTATGCATGAACTTGCTAATAAAAAAGGAAAGGAACTGTTTACTGGATACACGCAAAACGACATGCCTGAATTTTTCATGTTTATTATAGATTGTATGCATACGAGTCTTTCTCGTAGTGTTAAAATGCGAATATCAGGGAAGGTGGTAAATATGAAAGATAAACTGGCGGTTGAATGTTATAAATTACTTCAAAATCTATGTGATAAGGAATATTCTGAAATAATTGACCTTTATTATGGAATTTACGCTAATCAAATTACAGACATTGAGGGTACTAAATCACTCGTATTAAAACCTGAATCCTATTTTATGTTAGACTTACCTATTATAGAAGCAAATAAAGTGAAATCATCGTTATATGAATGCTTGAATTTGTTTATAAAACCAGATATTCTTGATGGAGATAACGCGTGGTTCAATGAAAAAACGAATGAAAAACAAGCTGTTAAAAAGAATGTTATTTTTTGGAACTTTCCAAAAATTTTAGTGATTGTTTTAAAACGATTTACTCCAGATGGTCGTCGTAAAATAAACACAAAGATAGACTTTCCGGTAAATGACCTAGATCTATCCAAGTATGTCCTTGGATACAATCCCAAATCATATGTATATGATTTGTACGGCGTATGTAATCATAACGGAGGGACTAATGGAGGACATTATACTGCGTTCGTAAAACACGCGAGTGGTAAATGGATTCATTTCAATGATAATGTAATAGAACAAGTGGATGACCCTTCAAAAGTAGTAACATCTATGGCATATTGTCTTTTTTATCGTAAAAAAAATAACTAATTATAATATAAAACATGACTACAATGAAATATAATTCTCAAAATTTAGAAACCGATTCTACAAAACAGAGTAACGAAAAATCCAAACCTTTACTTGACTTATCTAATGGTAAAACTACTAATGAAGATAATAATTCTAAGGAAGATAAGGAAGATAAGGAAGATAAGGAAGACAAGGATTCTAAGGATTCTAAGGAAGACAAGGATTCTAAGGAAGATAAGGAAGACAAGGATTCTAAGGATTCTAAGGATTCTAAGGAAGATAAGGATTCTAAGGATTCTAAAGAAGACAAGGATTCTAAGGAAGATAGTACACTACCTGTAAAAGACATCACATCCCAGTATCTTACTAGTTCAAATATGTTTTTATTGATATGGTTTTTAGCCATATACGTTGTTGTCTACTATGTTTTAGGAATGTTTTTTAACAAGGGCAGAGAACCCGGGGAATTTCAACAGAATTTAGGTAGAACCTTGGATTTTATATTCTTTGTCAGTGTTTTTATTTTTGCCGTTTCCTACTATACATCCAAACCAAAACAACAAATTACTGATGACCTGATAGCGCTATATGATAATGTATTGTTATTTTTAGAAGATTCAAATAACCTTGTATCTACTCCGTTATTTATTGTTTCTCTTTACATTGTTGTTTATCTATTCCGAATACCTATGTCTTCTTCTACAAAACCCATATTTGTTTCCTTAGTAGAAAGCACTGCCTGGATTAGTCTTCTGTTAACCGCTATAGTGGTATTTATGAAAAAAACATTTGATATTAACATTGTTGATTTTCTAAGAACTTCCACACCAGAAGAAGAAGAAGTAGAGAAAGGTACTACTGAAATTCCGGTTATACCAATAGAACAAGACGAAGTGTTTAATGTATCTAACAATAAATATTCATACGAGGACGCACAAGCAGTATGTAGTTCTTTCGGTGCTAAAATAGCCACCTACGACCAGATTGAAGCCGCATATAATAACGGCGCTGAATGGTGTAATTATGGCTGGTCTGACGGACAAATGGCATTCTTCCCTACACAAAAAGGCACTTGGGATAAATTACAAAAAATGCCTAAAAAGAAGAACAATTGTGGACGTCCTGGAGTGAATGGTGGTTATATTGATAACCCATATATCAAGTTCGGTGTAAATTGTTATGGTAAAAAACCAACCCCCACCGAAAACGATTTAAAACGATTGGAAGCGCAACAAAGCCATCCAACCCCTCTTACTGCGGAGGATAAGGAACTACAAGAGAAAATAGAATATTGGAAAAAAAATCCTGAGAAATTGGAATTGAATTCTTTCAACAATGATAACTGGTCTCGTTACTAAGTTGATTTATTCGTAATATTATCTAAATTACAATGCAACTATAATTTAGATATGATATACCCCAACATAATACAATGTTTATACGAAAGTCCTATAAAGTGGATTTTACTATTTTTACATTGGGTAATGTTCTCGTTACCTTTAGTTATTACTATGATGACAAATGATGTTTCTATTTTGATAATGATAAATATGTTGTTGTTTATGGTATTAACCATGAATATTATATATCATGATTGTCCTATAACCCTTATAGAGTCGTTCTATTTAGATGATAATATGATACATGCGATGACTTCAACATGGACGCCGTCGTATAGTAAATTAACACCAAGTGATAAGACGCTTCAGTGTTTGTTTGTAGGTATCATGGTCGTTACAAGTAAGATATTATTGGTACTGGCGAAATACACGTTTCTTGAATATGCATTGACTTGATAGGTTCTCATATTACTCTCCTTATTTCTTCTTATTCTTTCTGGTCTTGTTGTTGCCATTATTATGTTTTACCTTTCCAAACAGTTCATTAAAGAATTTATCATCTATTATTTCATTATTATTTATCATTTTTATAGGAGACAATTGAGAACATCCACCCAAAATCGTTTTTGGGTCTACTGATAACCCTAGGGGGACCACTAGTCCATCAAAACGAGATGTTCCTATAGTATTAGAACCTCCCAACATTGAACGTTCACTGTTCTCCATACTTATTAAATTGTTTATAGGGTATCCACCAGTTATGACATCTCCCGCAATATCTTTTCTGAATATGTAGTTTTGAAAATCGGATGAATCAATATTAAACATTCTATATATTAGGGTCTACATTTATTATTTTGTCATAACGCGTTTAATGTCGGGCGATATATTGATTTCTCGGTTATCTTTCAAGTATTTTATTATATAGTCAACATGCGTTTTGTCTTTTATAATTTCACGTAAGCATTTATCTACATACATAAACGTTAACGGTTTGTAGTCTTTCTTATCATACATGCGAAGTTCTCCATTACTAATACCTATATTGGATGTTATATTGTTCCGTTTCATATAATTGCATATGTCAGTAGTAATCGTTGATTTGAGCTCTCGGATTTGTTTCGTTTTTTCATTAATCATTTGTATTTTTTGGTCGAGAATTACCCAGTTTTTCACGTTATCTATTAATAGTTCTCGTTCATTTTTATTTGAATAGAGAGTAAGACTTTGATTGATGTTAGTAATATTATCCATTTGTAATATTACTAAATACATTATTTACTGGGTTCTACCGATGTATTACTTTTTGTATATTTTCGCAGCATCCTTTAATGCGTTCTTAAACATATAAAGAGGATTTGTTTTTTTGTTTTTTTTGTATAGGTCGGTAACAAATGTCGTCCATTCCGATTTACCTTTCTTCTTCTTCATAGTTTTACGTGATTTTTTCATGTTCTTGTTACCTTTCTTTGTCGATTTTTTAGACTTAGGTTTCTTCTTACCGCCACCTGGCATTTCGTCATTCTCCTCATCAGCATCCTCATCCATATCAGCATCAACATCCTCATTCATATCAGCATCAACATCCTCATCCACGTTGTCGTTCTCGACTATTTCATTTTCAACAACATCCTCGTCTACATCTTCTTTTTTGCATACATATCCAAACACTTTAATATCACCTCCTTTTTGGGTTGTTTTTTTAACAGGGCGCTTTTTGTATGAACGCTTATTTGTCTTGTGGGATGCCATTATAGTATAAAAGCACATATTAATCTATATAAGATACTTTATTTGAATA